CCCCGTAGGTGATCGGTAGCGAAGTGATCGAAAGATCCTCGATGGGGCCGAAGGTGAAGTCTTCCAAGTCGACCGGAATCCGAACATACGTGCCCGGCATCTGCTTCGAGAAGCCGATGATTTCGTAGCGCCCTGATGCCGACCGGCGAAGACGAACGGCCGACCCTACGTCGGCATAGACGACATCCATGTTGCCGCGTGCGATCGGCACGTTGTGCAGCACCGATCCCAGTGTGCCGACGTTGAGCAGGTTCGCGCTCTGGTCGTTGCCTTGGTTGTTCACTAGGCCAATGTCTACCGAGCATGCATATGTGGTAGACAGGCCGTCCGTCACGCTCAAGGTCGGCCGGGTGAGAACTTTGCCGTCCAACTCCTGCTGCATGTCACGCTGTTGGGCATCGATGAGCCACGTTAGGACCGTCATGTGAGTGCCCTTTCGATCGACCAGCCGCGCTTGATGCGAGTGCGAAAGGTGCCCGGATTAATTCCGCGCTCGCGGCATATCTCGACGGCGGCCCTACGATTCCCATCAATGATTATCGTGATGGCGTTGCGCTGGATGCGTCGATTTGCCGTTTGCTCCTTTCGAGTCGCCCATCGGCAGTTTTCTTTTGAATAGCCGTTTTCGTTGTCGATGCGGTCGATTGACATGCCGGGTGGCTGGTCACCCATGTCAGCGTAGAACTGTTCGAAACTCAGCCACTCGTCGCAGACAGTAATTCCGCGACCACCATAATTCTCATAGCCATTGACGCGCGGATTTCTACAGCGGTTGAGCATTGCCGACCAAACTAGATAGATTGGCGTGCCTGCCATTCCATGCGTACGTTGCCGTCCGCCGGCGAGCAATTCTCTGCTGAGGCATCCACACGATTTTGAATGCCCAGAAAGAAGATAACTGCTCCTGATCTCTCTCTCGGCACCGCAATCGCACCGGCACAACCAATGCGCCGAGCGATCCTTAATTTCCGTGAACCGCAGCACGAACAGCCGGCCGAACCGCTGTCCTGATATGTCTTTGATCTTTGCCATTTTTCAGCACCTGAATCCGGTGATATCGAGAGTGGCCGCCGCGCCGATGGAAAGATCGCGCGTGTAGTCCGTGACGTAGACACGGCTCCCATCCTTGAGCGCGATGATGTCGCCACGCTCGATGCGTGGGTCGTCCACGATCGACACGTTGTACGAACTCGCGGAGCGGTATGAGTAGATCAGTTCACGGACGGCGAAGCCTTCGGACTGCTGCTGGTTCATCACGAAGTCATTCTCGATTTCAGCGACGTTGATCTCCCAGTCCTGCACAGCCTTCCCGTATGCGGTCGTGGTGTTCCGGGCATGCACCATGTCGTAGGGCGTACCCCAAATCTCGTAGACGCCGGTTCCGATCGACATCATCGTGAGGAACAGGACGACATCGGCCGCGCCTTCGATTGGACGACCAACTGGGATCGTATAGCCGCCACCAAACGACACCACCAGATCCCCGATATATGACGCTACTACCTTGTTGGCGATACAGGCCGTGGCCAGCGTCGGAACCCATGCGGAAGTCGTGAGCACGATCTGGCCGGCGGTGATGCTCTTCTGGCTGTAATCCTCGCTGCACACCGGCAGCAAGCCGGCGTTTGCCGACTGCCGCACGACCATGTGCGTATTGCGCGCGCGCTGCGTGCCGTCCTGGCTGAACGACACGTCACGCTCAAGCTTCAGCTTGAAGAAGCCAGCCGTCATCGTGGCCTTGTCGAGAATCCGGTCCTGTTGCGATACCTCGGTCAAGTTCGGGTCGAGCCACCTGATTTTCACTTCCGTCACTGGAGACCTGGACTTCGATCCGTTCACACTCAGCAAACGGGTGTTGTCAGTCAGTTCGATGTCCGCGGCGCGCGTCGTGTCGCGCGAGATCGCCTTCAGTCGTCCGCGTGCGTCGACGTACGGTTCCAGGCCCGAGGGCTGCATAAGCACGGTGAACATCTGCCACGGCGGCAGATCCGCCAGTTGCGTATTCGAGTGCACCGTGTAGCCGGGGATGCTCAGGGCTCCGATCTCGTAATCGGTGACGCCGATCCCGTAACAGATCTGGCGGGCGATGTAGTCCAACGGCGTCGACACCGGATAGATGTCGGTGAGGCGCCGCGTTTCGCGCCACAATGGCGTAGCGTCGCGCGAGCGCGCCACGATGGTCATTGACTTCTGACCAGACGAGAGTCGGTAGTCGTTGACGGACTGGATGATGCCAATCCAGAAGCTGCGCCCTTCGAGCCTGATTTCGAGAACCTGCCCAAACTTCGGTTGGTTCGCGCCGTACAGTTCGTCGTGCCATGCGAGGCCGACCGAGACTTCGCCCGGCGACTGCTTGACAGATGCGCAGAACTGCGTGATCTCCATTGGTTCGAGCGACGCGCCCTGCATCACGTCCAACGGGCTGGCCGAGTGGACGAATACCGTCGTCACCCGCACGCTGTCGAGCGGATACGGCGCCCATGTCACATCCATATTCCACCTTCCAAAAAAAAGACCGCCAGAAGGCGGCCTGTGTGGCAGTTATCGATCTTGGCCGACTACGAGATCGTGATCATGCGGCCGTGAATTTGTAGGCTCCAAGATCGAACGGGGAAGTGCGAGTAACGCCGCTGAAGTCTGTCGCCGGCGCATAGGTCGTCAAACCGGCACCGATTGCAGGCGATCCTGCATGCAGGTGATAGTCGCCAGAGCCATCGGCCTGGTAATTGACGAAGCCCGGCGCACCCGCCACATCGTTGACGTGGGAAGACGTGTTCAGGGACCAATCGGTGCCGTTGCCGTTGGCTAGGTTATTGCTCCAAATGTTGTGCGTGCCGTTGTCGCCCTGCTCCGAGAAGCCGTAACCCGTGTTCCCGTAGGCGATATTGTTCGTGACCACCATGTAGTCGCACGGCGCGCTCTGGTTCACGTAGTCGCCCCCGCCAACCACAAATCCACCCTCGCCGTTGTGGAAGGCCGTATTGTTCGTCACCCGCGTGTTGCGCACGTCGTGCCAGCCGTGGATGCCGTAGCCGGTCACGTTGTTCACGATATTGTTCTCGATCTTCGCTTGTGCCGTGGTGAAGTAGATGCCCTGAACGAAGCTGCCGCCGACGCCGCTGGCAGGGCCGATGTGATGCACGAGGTTGCAAGTGGCGCTGCCGCCATTCTGGCCGTAATAGCTGTCGCACAGGATGCCGGCGCCGCCGTTGCTGTCGGCGTCGTGGTTGCGGTAGATGTGGTGCACATGGCAGCGCGTGACCAGAGAGTTCGTGCCGGTGACGTTGATGCCGACGCGCCAGAACTGCCCAGTCACCGGGTCGGTGGTGCCATCCACCTCGAAGCCGTCGATGGTGACGTAGTCGCCCCGATGGTCCCATGCGGTGTCGCGGCTGGAATTGGCAGTGGGCGGTACGATCTTGGCGCCCCACTTGGTAGCAGAGACAAACTTGATCGGTTGGCTTACGGTGCCGTCATTGGTGCCATAGATGGTCTCGGCATATGTTCCGGAAGCGACGGACACAATATCTCCGGCAGTCGCTACTGTAACCGCCTTCTGGATTGTCAGGAATGGGCTGGCAGCGCTGGTGCCGTTATTGGAGTCGCTGCCTGTAGTGGATACGTAAAGCGTCGGGACGATAGTGCCCGCGCCGGAGTCGCCGCCCGTACTGCCGCCCGTACTGCCTCCTGTGCCACTGCCTGTATCGCTGCTACTCACCACGCCCAAATAGACGTCACCAACATTTGCGGTTACGGTCACGTCGCTTGATCCAGCGTCGGTGCCTATCAGGCTGATCGTTGCATACCCGTAGGCGTCTGTGACCAGTGCGCCAGGTCCAATCGCCCCCGGCGCGGTCGCGGCAACGGCAATCGGCAGGCTGGGGATGGCCTCGCCAGCGTCGCCGACGGCGCGTACCAGCATTGGCACGGTACGACCCTTGCGCGGCGCCTTCAGCGGAATCGGGCGCGTGACATTCGTTGCGATGGGAACCGGGTAATAGCCAGTGATCGTGTTTGACGACGATCCATCGGCGTTGATGGGCGGCTCGCCGACTGCACCGTCGACGAAATTAAAAGCCAGCAGTCGGCGTAATACGAAGTCCCATGCGTATTTGATGCGGAAGGCCGAAATCACACCAGATACTGGCGCACGGGTGGTTGAGAGTACTTTCCCGGTAGTGAAGTCGACCACATTCATGATGCCGTTCGCGCACATGACAAAGCATCTCCGGTCGTCCTCCTGCATGATTTGCGTCACCGCTCCAGAAACCCAGATGCGGCGGATCAGGGCGCCAGTAGCAAAATTGTTCACCAGGATATAGCGCGCATCCACAGTAGCCGGATAGCCCGACATGACGATGACATTGCGCGACCGGTCAACCATGGGATGCACAATGCCGTGAAATTCCTGATCAACCGGAATCTCGAAGAAGTCGCCAGAAATCGTCCGGATCTCAGCGTATGTTACAGGGTCGAGCTCTCGCATGACGCCGCTACGAGTGCTCCACAGAGAGCCGTCCATGCTCTGCACGATTTCCGTATCAAGCGCGTCGCCAATAAGGTCGCCATACCCAAGAAACGCGCCAGTGATGCCATCGTATTTCAGGGTTTGGCCGACACTCGGAAAATAGATGTTGCTGGTGATGACATTCAGCGTGATCGTGATCGAGCCATTTACCGTGGTTTCCTTGTTGGCGAACATAGCGTTCACAATCTCGAACTGCTCGCCGTAGATCCGTGGGGGTGTCGTGAAATACGCCAGCCCTGCGGGATATGTCACTTGCCCAAATGGGCCAGTCATCGTCGGATCGTCAGGCATCCGATACGGCACGCTGATTTCGAAAATCTGCTTGTACATCAGAACTCCATCACTGCCTGAATGGTCGGCGCCGTCATCACGGTGATCGGAGCGGCGTAACCTACGTACGCGTAGCCTTCACTATCTGTTGTGGATTGGGTTGCGGTGAGCGATCCGTCGCCGGCCGTGATTGACCACGAGATGAGTTCGCCTGCGCACGGTTCACCGTGGCCTCCCAGCAGCCGCGCGCGAACCTGCGTGACCCTGCCCGCGACGAGTGGCGATACAGCCTCCGGATTGCTGAGCGAATCGGGCCGCACGGCATTGGCCCATACGCTCACATACCAGTCGGTGTCGCTGACCGTATAGCTGATGAAAATGTCGTACTTGACGCTGTACCATGCGCCGTCGTTTTCCCCGATCCGGGCTATCCATGGCTTGGCGACCTGCTGTTTCGCGACGACGTCGTAAAACAGGATGCCGCCGCTCGGATAGATCAGGCACAGAACGTTCGCGTCCCTGGTCCGCGACACTGAAGGCACGTTTGGATTGAAGTAGATTGGATCCAAAATCCCGGGTGTCAGCGTGAATTCCGCGACCCACTCCGAATCACTGCCGTCGATGGCCCGCTTGGTTACATACGGCCCCTGGATCGCGATCAGGCGATCGGCGGTGCGGATCTGCGGAAAGCTGCCGGCCGTCGCAAACAACGCTGCACTCTTGGCGATCAGCTTGTCCGCATACACGCCGCTCTGTTTGTCGAAACCGTACACCGTGCCGGCAGCAGTACTCAGGTCGACGTCGAAACCGGCATTGAAAAGGCACCATTCGTACTGCCCTGTCATATCGACCAACACGGCGCCGTGTTCGGCCTTGGCGCGCGCGCCGCATGTGCCATCGAGCTGGGTAATGAAATAGTTGGCGCCATAGCCGAGCGTGTCGTCGACGGACGTGTAGCTCGACAGCGAGCCGATCCCGAGCTCGTCGTCCCAAAAGGCGCGGTTCACATCGACCGGCCCCGTGAAGCGGTTGTCCGTTCCCGAGCGCGCCACCGTGTATGGCCCTGCCAGTAGCTCCATCATTCGACGCGCCCCGCGATCTTCATGCGCAACACGATCGGACCACGCACCCAGCCCTGGTGCACGAGTGACGACAGGGTGACTTCCTTGCCGCCGACCGTCACGGAAACGATGATCACCTTGAAGCCCAGGTTGCTGGTGTAGGTCGGATACCACTCGACGTAGGCGAGCGACGGATCGGGCGGATTCATCCAGAATGCGAGCAGCGTGCGCACGTGATCAATTTCGGCTGCTACCGATTGCGTCCAGCGCTCCTCTACCGTGACGTCACGCAAATTGCCGACGAAAAGCGTGTTCGCTGAGCCGAGCAGGGTCTTCGTGCTCGCCCAGATCGGCGGAATGATCGCGTCGCCGTCGATATTGGTCCACTCATCCGGCCCGCGCACGTAGTCGTACGTGCCGAGCGACGGATGAACCAGGCGCCCGCGACCGCTGGACACACTCACGGCCGGCAACACGGTCAACTGCACCGAATCGACGGCCGTGGCTCCGTCGCCGACCGCGATAGTCGCCGAACTGGTCAAAATCGTCATTGAAATTTCCTAGGTTCCGTGCGTTACTTCGATGGTCACGACGTCGCCCACGTCGCCAGGTGTGTATTTGGCGTGTGCGCGCCCGCTGGCGTCCGTATATGCCTCTACCGGCTCCAGCAGTCCGCTTCCGGTCAACGTCCATTGAACGGTGACGTTCGGCGGCCCGGAGAAGATCAGCAGCGACGTCGCGTCGACGGCGACGTTTTCTGGATAGGCTGAAATTGTCATCGGTGTGCCAGTTGTCGAGCCATCTCACCCTCTAGCCACCCTGAGAGCGTCATATGCATGACGTCCGGATGGATTTGCAGCGTGACGGCCGGCGGCGCGGTATTCGCCTGCCCGGTTTTGAGCGAACGGAGCCGCTCCGCGTCGTACGCCGGCACGATCATTTCGCCCTTGTGGATCTGGGCGATCATGTCTTGCGGGACGCGGTCGGTGCCGACGTCGAAGCTGAACATGTTGGAGAAGAAGCTGCCGATCGAGTCCAGGAAGCCGCCACCGCCGCCTCCGTTCACCATCGATATGTCGGCATTCGCGTTCGGGCCCGACGACTTACTGCCAAACAGTCCCTTGAACAGGCCGCCGAGCAGACCGTCACTCGAGCCGAAACCCCCATCGCCGAACAGCGACTTGAACAGGCTCTTGCCCAGCTGCTCCGAAATCAGCTTCGTGAACGTCGACTTGATGCTTTCACCGAAGTTCTTGATGGCTTCGCCGGCCGACTTCGAATGGCTGATGACGCTGTCGAAGAACGTCGTGAAGCCACCTTGGAAGCTGTTGTCCAGCGTATCCTTCGTGTGCGCTGCCTCTGGACTCATTGCGGAAAGAATCGCATCGTTCCGAGCTTTAGCCAGGCCGAGCGCCTTCAGGCGCCGGTCCTTCTCTGCCTGCGGCGCGTCCGATGCCTCGATCAGCGCTATCTCCTTCTTGATAAGCTCATCAAGCTGGTGCGCCTCCTCCTTCCGCAAGTCAAAAACCTTCTGCTCCGCCGAGAGCTTGCTCAGGCTACCCGACTTGACTTGCGCATCGACGGCCGACTCTTTGGTCTGGGCATCCTCCTGAATCTTCTTGACTGCGTCGCCGTACTCATCCCATGCGGCGGTCAGTCTCGCGGTGTCGATGGCCTGCTGCGCGAGTACGGCATGCTCGTAGTCGCCGTTACGCAGGTATTCTTCCTGATCCTTCTTGAGGCGCTGAACTTCGCGCGCGAGGGTAGCCTGATTCTTTTTGCCCTCTGCCTGCAATTGCTGGGCGTCCAGCTGCAAGCCCTTCTCTTTCAGCACGTTGAGGTCTTTCTCGCGTTGTACCTCGACCGATTTCTCGTTGTCAGATAGGTCGCGCTTGCGCAGCGTGATTTCGGTCTCGGCGCGGTTCACGCCGGCTTTGTCACCCTGCCGCTTGTACGCCGCCTTCTCGCGCTCGAGCTCGGCGATCTGCGCGTTGACGCTCTTGCGCATCGTGGCGAGCTTGTCGTCGTAGTATTCGTCGATCGACAGCTTGCCGGCCTTGTAGAGCTCGTCCTCGGCCTTCATGTGGCGCGCGAGCTCGTCCTCTTCGAGGCGCAGGTCGTTCTTGGCGTCGTCGAGGTTAGCGTCGTAGTTGGCGAAGCGTCCGCGTTTTGGCTTCGGCACGACCTTTGGTCCGGACGCGGCGTTTTCCGCGTCAGCTAGCTGCTGCTCCAGTATTTGCTCTGCACGCGTCTTGGGTTTGCCCGAAGTCGTGATGCTCGGCTTCGTGGTCGGCGCATCCTCCCAGTCGCCAGATGCTCCGCCGCGCACGCCCCTGGTAGCCGGTTTGGCGCCAGGAGTTCCCATCTGCACGATCTTATGGAGGTGCGCGCGGTTATTTGCTTCGACCTGTGCGTCGGCTGCGTCCTTGGATATGAATCCGAAGAACTCCTTCGTCCTAAGCCACATGTTTTTGAAGTCAGTGACCACGCGATCCGAAATAATCGTGGACCAGTCGCCGACCGAACGCCCGAAGACATTGAGCTTCGAGATCCAGTCGACGAGGCCTGACTCCCAGGCCGCGACGATCACGGTAATGATCACCCCAAGCGGACCGAGAGCCGCCAGGATGCCGCGTGCGGCGAGCCCGATTGCAGTTCTGGCGACGGTGGCGGCAGTGCCGAAAAATGCGAAGGACTCCGCGCCGATGCCGAGGAGTTTTCCAATTGGACCGAAGATCTTGATGAAGCCCACGACGGCCGCGGCGACTGCCGAAACTCCGCCGGCAAGCGTCAGGAACCACGCGACAGCGGCGTTGTCATGCGCAAGCCCTGCCACCCACTCGACGAATTTCGAGAAGTAATCGATAACAGTCTTCAGGACTGGCAAAAGGACCGTGCCGATGGCCTGCCCAAGGGTCTCCATTGCCGTGTGAAATCGGGCAGTGGATTGGTCGAAGTTTTCCTTGATCTTGTCCCACTGTTCGTTCACGCCGTTTGCATCTTGTTGCATTTTCCGCTGCTCCTCCATGCGCGCCTGGGATCGTGGATTGAGCGGGAAACTTGCTGCCTGCTGGGCGGTGACCGTGATGCCGAGGGCGGTGAGGTATTTCTGGACAGCGGCCTCGATCGCCTTCGGATCGTCCATGTCCTTGCCCTGGTAGTACTCCTTCGCATGCTTGCGCGTGTACGCAATGATGTTCGGCGCGATCTTCTCGATCCACGCGTTAATGTCCTGCGAGGCGAGCATCTGGTCCTTGGCGGCGCCCGGCTTGATGTTCGCACTCAGGGTGGTATTGCCGTCCTCGTCGATCGCACCCGGCGCAAGAATGCCGGATTCGATAAGCATCGCGGCGCCCTGCTTGTTCATGGGCTTGCCCATGGCATATGCCTGGAGCATCTTGTAGGCCGTACCATACTTCGATGCACCGCCACCGCCGCCATTGGCGCCACCAGCGATCTTCATCTGATCGATTGCAGCAATTGCGCGCATCAATCCGTCATCAGAAATGTTCGATGCGCCCTGCCCGAGCTGGCGGACAAACATCTCAAGATCCTTCGGCGTGACCTTGCCTTGCGTAGCAAGGAACGCTTTCTGGACCAGATCGAACGTCCGGAGCATGGCGGGCACGTCTTCCGTCTGCTGGCGGGCCTCGGCAATGCCGTACAGGTTGCGGATCATGTCCGCCAGATCCGTTTTATCGCCGCCAGCGCGCAGATTGGTGGCCAACTTCAGCGCCGAGGTAATCGTCCCGTCGAGCACGTCTTGGTTCATTGGCTCGGCCAGGCCGCCAATTGCCGCCTGGCGGGCACGTAACGCCTCAAGCGGGCTCACATTGCGAAGGTTGCGGCTGTCTTGCCATGCCTTCTCCGCGATTTCCTTGTTGGCCGCATCGCCGAGGTTGAGGCCGGCCACGTTGGTCATTTCTCTCTGAAAATCGCTCGCTTCACGGACGCCAGCCGTCATGCCTTTTTTCATCTCGAAGGCGGACCAGAGAAGCGCCATGCCTTTGAGCGAATCAGCCAGCGTGTTGACGTGCGTGGTCGCAGCTTGCGCGCCAGTGCCAATGGTATTCATCGCAGTGCCCGCGCCGGACGAAACAGCGACAGCGGCAGCGCCCATCTCGGTCAATCCAGCCGTCACGCCGGCCAGCCTGCCGACAACGCCTTGCAGCGCGGCCTCCAGGCTGGCGATCGTCGTCCCTAGCTTAGCAGTTTCAGCGGATGCCGTGCCGGCGCTCGCACCAACGGTCGCGATGCTCTCGCTCGCGGCCACGGCATTCGTCCGGACCAGTCCTAACGAGGACGCGAAAGCCTCCATGCCCGATGCCATGCTGGCCAGTTTGCTGCCGACGCCGGCCACGACGCTTTCCAGGGCGGTCAACTGCTCCATGAACGCCTTGACTTGCGGGCTCGCGGTGTCGACGAGCGACAACGTCATCGAGACATTCATATTTGCCATATTGCTCACTCTTTTGTGCTATGTTCAAGCGATGGGCCGCCTGCTACAAAAACTCTGGATTGGTTGCTGCGAAGTCGCTGCGATTTGCGGCGCATGGGTGCTCGTCAAGCATCTTGCGTGGCAATACACGGCGATAATCGGGTGCTCGATTCTTTATGCATGGTGGCTTGCGGGCAGTTATGGGCGGACGGGGATCAAGCAGTTCCAGTATCGCAAGGTAGATGTGAGTAAGCTCACGCCACTTGAATACGAGGAGTACTGTGCCGTCCTATTGCGCGGCGCCGGCTGGCGTGCGAACACGACGCCACGCCAAGACCAAGGCGCCGACGTGCTCGCGGTCCTACGTAGAACGAAGGCAGTCATCCAGTGCAAGATGTACGCAAGCCCGGTTGGGAATCGGGCCGTACAGGAAGCAATCGCTGGACGGGCTTTCTACAAGACTCACCTTGCCGTCGTGGTCAGTACTGCGCCATACACCCGCTCCGCGAGACAGCTTGCGGCAAGGACGGAGGTTCTTCTACTTCACCATGACCAACTGCCGAACCTTGAAAAGCTCGCACGCCTTCGTTGATCATTCGCCATTGAGCTCGTTCAGCGCCCGCTTTATGTCGTCCCCGTCAAAGTTCGCAGCCATCCACGCCTGAGCGAGACGGTCGGCTGCTGATCTTCGCTTGATCTTCCGCCCCTCGCGCAGAAACAGCCGCATTTGCCCTAGGGTGTATCGCTGGATGGCATCCCAGGAGTGTCCGTACTCGATGAGTTTTGCCGCGATGCTGCCCCATCCTGTGCCGGAGCCTGCGGATTCACCTTGACCATCTGACCGAGCAGCGGGCGAATCCGCTTTACGAAAAAATCCGCGTTCGCAGAGAACACTGCCTGCGCGAGCTTCAACCCATCATCGGCCGGAAGCTTATCGAACCATGGTCTCGGCTTGCTAATGGCGAAGGCGAGGAACTGAATGATCGCCTCCCCGCCTTCGATCATGATTTCCGGCAGTAGGAGCGCCCAATCTTTCGCAATCTTGAAATTCACATCGGGGCCGGTCTGGACGAATTTGATTATCCCGGACGAACTTAGCGATTCTGCCACTGGCTTGAGCAGCTTGACGGCCTGCGGATACTGACCGAAGAAAAGCGGCAAGACGGTAATCGTCTCGCCGGCCACTTCGACCTCTTGGCCCGGAAACAGGGCTTTCAGGTCTTCGCTCATACGTTAGGCCTTTACCACGGTCCAAAATTGGCTCAGGTCGGTCGCCAGTTGCGGCAGCGGCTTGGTCGTGTCCTGCAAGAGCATTCCGTCGATCTCGAAAACCTGGTGCTTGCGCTCGATGAGCGAGAAGGCCTTGGCCATGTCGAGCGCAGCCTGGTGGCAGGTCACGATCACCGGCTGGTTACCCTGCGCGGTGTTGCGGCCCTGCAGGCGCAGCGTGTAGTAACGCTGGCCGGTGGTGAACGCCTCGACCTTGCCGTTGTAGGCGGCGTGGTCGTAGGTGACGGTCGTGGTCAGCGGCGTGCCTTCAGGGATAGCAGACGAGGCGGCCAAGACCGTGATGGAGCCGTTCACCGCATCCAGCGTGTAGTCGGTGCCCAACACGGCGCCCGACACCACGACGTTCGACACGCCGGGGTGTTCCAGCGGCGTCATCAGGCCGTTATAAAGCACGACGGTTTCGGTGACCGACGTCGCGCTCGCCACGGTGCCGGCGCTGCCGCCCCAGGTCGCGCGGATCCAGTTGGCGATTTTGATGTCCAGCGTGCGCAGTTTGACCGAGACGTCCGTTTCGGTCGGGATGTGCGCCGCAGTCAGGCCCAGGCCTGATTGCGATTCCTTGATGTCTTCGAACTTCTGTTTCGGATCGATCGTGAACATATCGGTGTCGCCGATGAATTCGAAGCCGGAGAGCGCTGCGCCATTGTATGCACGCTCCTGGATGAACAGTTGCCCCTGAAAGAGACCGTACGAGCTGTCGTTAAATGCCATGATGATTTACCTTTCGAGGGGAGTTGGTTAGGCGGCCGAGATATCGCGGTCCGTTTTTGCGACGATCTTGATGACGTTGCCCGAGGTGCCGCCCGAGGTGACGGTGATGCCAGTCACGTCGACGAAGACTTTCGTGGTGTCGGACAGGTTCGTCTCGGTGCCGTCGGTCAGCGTCGAGATCGATACCGTCAGCGTGGCGATCGTGCCGTCGAACTTCTTGCCAGTGATCGACAGTGCGGTCGTCGCGGTCAGCGCGCCGACGTTTTTCGCGACCAGCTTGGCGCCGGAATATTTCGTCTTGTCGATCGCGGCCAGGTGCGTGTAGGTGCCGGTCGTGGCGCCGGTGACGTTCACGCGGGCGATGTCCAGATCGGCGCCGATGAAGACATTCTTCGCCGACAGCGTCTTGAGGTGATCGGTGAAGGCCGCATGGAAGCGCAGCGTCGGGCCGGATGCGTTCAGCGTCGACAGGTAAGCGTCGAGGTTGACGGCGCCGGCGTAGCGCTTCACGTGCGTGTCCAGCGCCTTGAGCATCGCGCTGATCCCTGGAATGCCCAGCAGGAAGCCTGTTGGCACGGCGGGATGCGTTTCGTCCAGATCACGCGCTGCGGGCAGCAGGTCGGCGGTCACAGCCTCGTCATTGGTGTCGAGCAGGTACTGTGCGATGCTGTTCGAACCCGACAGAACCGCATTGCTGGCAGCATCGAGGCCGGCGGTGAAAGCGTCGTCGAAGTTCGGGTCGCCCACCGATGTGGCGGCGAAGCGTGCGAGCTTGTCGCCGATGGCCTGAAGGTCGCTATTGCTGATGAGGGGCATAATATTTCCTTGTTGAGAGAATCCCGCTCACCGCGGGCGGGTTGCTACTACATGAAAGCGTCGAGTGTGTAATGCTGTTCGTAGGCGAGGCGGTCTGGATAGACCATGGCTAGTTTCTGGCCGATGTATCGCCAGCGGTTGCCGCTTGGCGCCTCGCGGCCGTTGTCGCGGACTGCTGCGATCACCGATTCCAGTAGCGGAAACTGGACCGTCAGCAGGTCGTCCTGACTCACGTACGGGACGTAGATGACCACGCTGAACACCTGCTGGATGTTCTCGCCGTTCGGGATCAAGCCGCCCCGCCCGCCGGATTGCGACGAACCGTACGGGCTCTCGTCCACCTGGTCTTTGCCGAACATGATCCAGGCGGCTGGCAGCGGGATCTTTGTCATCGCAGGGTCGGCGCCGCGCCCACCGATCGCGAGACCAGCGCGTCCTTCGAAACCCTCGACGGACGCGACGCGCGCGACCAGGTCGGCGGCGTTTTCAGAGATCATTCTTGTGCATCCTTTCCTGCGCCGCCATCACAGCAGCGCCTCGATGAACCGCACGGCCGAGAACTCCAGTTCCGCAGCTTCGGCATCGGACCACCCGATGAACGGGCGTGCTGCCATGCGCTCGGTGCCGTCTTGCAGGTAGCCGGCATAGGCGACATCGGTGCCGATCACAACCCCGCCCTTTGCTCCGAACAGATCCCCTTGCGCACCATCGTCGACCACAAAACTGATGGAGTTGAGCAGATTTCCCTCGTCCCACAACAGACCCTGGCCCGCATTGCCCTTCTTCGTCCGGTACTTTTCGGTGCGTGGCATCCATGGTGACCACGCCGCGCTGTCCGGATCCTGCTTGGTCTGCTGGATGCGCTGCTGCACGGATTTCTGCGCTTGCTGGCCGACCTTCTCCAGCCACGGCGACATGTTGAGCATGGCGAGCCGGTTCAGCCCCGCCAGCGCGGAGGCCAGATCGATGGTCATCGTCATGAGTTGCTCCGCGAAACCGCGCCCGGAAGGACGGGGAGGAAACGACCCGATTGAGGAGCAATCGATGCCTTTAAGCTCATGGGCACGGTGTATATAATCACAGCATGCTTCTCGTCTACCGTTACCGCGTCAAGTCCCTCACTGGTCTGCTTAATAGGCAAGCCCGCGCGTGTAACTTCGTCTGGAACTACTGCAATGATCGGCAAAAGGACGCCCTGCGCTTCGGGCGTCCTTGGCTGACCGGATTCGACCTGAACAAGCTGACGACCGGCAGCAGCAAGGAACTGAGCTTGCATTCCGGGACCGTGAATGCGGTCTGCGAACAATATGCGAAATCGCGTTCGCAAAAGAAGCGGCCTTATCTTCGCTATCGCGGCAAGCGTTCCCTGGGTTGGGTACCGATCAAGGGACGGGAACTGAAGCGGGAAGGCGATGCCTTTCGTTTCGCGGGCAATACCTTTCGCGTCTTCAACAGCAGGCCGCTGCCCGAAGGGAAGATCAAGGATGGCACCAACTTTTCGCGTGACGCGCGAGGGAACTGGTACCTGAATATCGTGATCGATGTGGCCGCGCCCGATATCGATGCCCGGCAACCGCTGCACGGTGTCGGTATCGACCTCGGCCTGAAAGACTTCGCGACGCTTTCCACGGGCGAAAAGATAGAAGCGCAGCGGATCTATCGTGGTGCCGAAGAAGCGCTTGCGTTGGCGCAGCGCGCCAACAAGAAGCGGCGCGTCCAGGCGATCCACGCGAAGATTGCGAACCGTCGCAGCGACTTCCTGCACAAGTTGTCGGACCGCATTGTCCGGCAATTCGACTACATCGCGGTTGGCAATGTCGCCGCCGCCAGACTCGCCAGGACCGGCATGGCGAAGTCTGTTCTCGATGCCGGCTGGTCGACCTTCCGACATCAACTGGCGTACAAGGCTATCAAGCATGGCGCGTGGTTCGAGGAAGTCGATGAAAGTTTTACTTCCCAGGCCTGTTCGGATTGCGGCGCCATGCCCGATTCGCGGCCGAAAGGTATCGCAGGCCTTGGAATAAGAGAATGGCAGTGTAGTGTTTGCGGTTGTAAACATGATCGCGATCTCAATGCTGCGATAAACATTCTCCGTCGCGGACGTGCGACGCTAGCTGTAGGAATCCCCGGCCTTTAGGGCGGGGAGGACGTCAAATCGTGATCAACCTCAAGTGCGCGACGTAGCCGATGCTGGTGAAGTCCGGCGCGTCGACGATGTATCGGATGCCGTTCTCGTCCTGCACGACGTCGTCCTGCTTAAGCGTGCCCTCGGGCAGCGGAATGAACGTAGTCCAGTGCGTGATCGCCTGCCCCATCGTGGTCGCGTACTGCGATTGCTTGATGTCCTCGCGCTTAAACTGCATGAAGCACGGGATGCCCGTGGCGTAGAACTCGATGGACTGGTCGCCGCCGTCATACGAGCCGCGTCCGATAGCGATAACGTGGTTCGTCTCGACCGCCTGGATCGGCAGGTTCGGCTGCATGTCGCCGATGTAGAACGTGCCGGCAGGCCCGATCAGGATGTCGCGCGGCTGCAGCAGACGACCATCGGCGTAGCAGTACCACGTCGGGGTCTGGTACTTGTTCGGGATGGCGAATTTCTTCTCTGCCGCGAGCGCCACCGGAATGCGCGCGATCTTGTTGACGTCGTCCGTGACGGCGATCGGGTCGTCGAAGCGGTAGACGTCGTACATGCTGCCCGCTTTCGCGGCCAACTTCGCATAGCCTGCGTAGAGCAGGCCTTGCAGTCGGGCGCCGGTCATCATTGCAGCATTCCCGTACGCTCGGCCGCCAACTCTTCGCCCGTTTCCGAATCGCAGAACTTCAACTCGCCATCGCGCCCAATCATTTCGGCCGCAGCCCATGCTGAATTCCATGCGACAGTCGCCCATTCGGCGGCGCCAAGGCGCGGGGCATTTGGGTGCATGAAAATGGACTGGCTCTCGGACATTAGCTTGTGCAGGCGAGCGAACAGAGAATTTTGCTCAGGAGTCCAGTCATCCGGCGTATTGGCATTCATAGATTGGCCTTCCAAAGGTCACGCACGTACCAGCGAGATATTGGCGCCACCGGTACCTAGCCCCGGCCCGGGTGGAACGCCGAGAAACGCGCACATGCGCCGGCAGACCGACTTGAACAACCGCTCGCGGTCGCTCTGCTCGTTGACGTTGCGCTCCCAAACGGCTGCCTTGTTCGTATCGAGGTTGTCGCCGACCGTGAGGATCGCGGACTCCAGCGCGGCGATCGGTGTCAGGAACGTTTCGACCAGAACAGTTTCCTCGCTGTCGGTCAGGTGATCGAGGCGCCCTGCCAGCGTCAACGCGTTCAAGTCGTCACGCGACCCGGCGTGGAAATACACCGGGTCCGAGTAGACCGCCACGCTGGCGTCGCCGGATACCGGATATCCAGCCCAGCGACGGACATCCACTTTCTGAGCGTCGGTGAGTGCCATGATTATTTTTGGCCGCTCTTGCCGGCCTTGGTCTCTGGCGCAGTTGCGGCCACCGATGCTTCAGGCGCAGCGGTACCGCTGGCGGACTTCACTTGGGGAGGCGTCAACGTGAAACCGCAGTGCTTCACGCATTCGCGCGCGTCGACCGGCTCCTTCTGGTGTTCAACGCCTTGCGGGTCGTAACAGGTAACGAGTGCCATTTTCAGTAGTCCCCTAAATTGATCCAGACCAGCGTTATCACGCCCGTGGCTGTCAACGTGCCGTCCGCATCGATATCGGTATTCGTCTCGAATCCAACATTGAGCAGCACATCCTTCGCGGTCGCCGTTCCATCGAATTGCGCGGAGGCGGCCAACGCGGCGTTTGATGCCGTGTTGAGATCCGTCGTCGCCGCAGACAGCGTGACGGCCGTCTTCGGCAGCAGATCGACCATCGTGCTCGACAAGGTGATGTTTGATGCGGAGGCCGTGCCAAGCGCCCACTTCAGGGCGGCGCTGTCGTTGATCGTGGTCGATCGATCTGTCGTCACTGCCCATTGCAGCGATCCGGTGACGCCCAAGACCAGTATCCGACCCTCCGGGAAGTCGTAGAGTTGCCTGGAGGCGTAGGCCAGCGCGTCAGTAACCGGCACGGACAACGCGTTGAGCGTGAAAACGGTCTTGTGAATCACCCCGTTCCCATACTCGACAACGGTCAGGCTGGCATCGTTGTTGAAAGCTGCTGGCAGCGCGCCGACCCCGGCGGAAGTGGTCGTCGGGACATCACCGGAGTCGGCGAGCAGAACCCGCTTACGCTGAGTGATGTTCGCGTTGACGAGCACTTCCGCCTCAACGTAACGGTCAGTCATGGTTTAGTCCTCGTCTTTCGCGATGAACGCCATGAAGTTGATGCCGGTTGCCACCGTACCCGCCACCAGCGTGTAGATACGCACGTAGCGGTAGGTGGCGCCGTTCTGCTCGTTGCGGAATGGGACGATGAACCGCCCCGTTCCGGTGGCGGCGTCGGCCGGATCGGTCTTGTTCCCCATCGGGATGTTGGCCAGCGTTACCGAGCCCGACGTCATTGCGGCGACGTTCGAGCCTTCCAGGTGGATGGTGTACTTCTCGTCGCCGGTCGCCACTTCGATCGCCGAAACGTCGATCACCAGATCGGCATCGAACAGGCCGGCGCCCAGGTCGAGAATCACCGATTCGGTGGCGGTGGCCGCGACAAGCCCTGCCGCCTTGAGCAGGAGGGCGTTGTCGTAAGTACGTTGGGAGTAGATGTTTGCCATGATGTCGAGTCCTTATCGTTGGCGGAAATTAAGCGACGACAGCGGCGTCAGCGATGGACCACAGGCGGGTCACGGCACGGCCGTTGAAAACGCCGAAGCCGTTGTACCACTCCACGCGAGTGCGCAAGACCGGTGCGCTTTGCAGTTCACCCAGGTCGCGCACGTCGACGCCGCCGTTTTGCAGGCCCAGCACACCGTCGTTGCCGAAGCTCAGAACGTAGATCGAGGTACCCGTCGCGGTGCCAGAGGTGCAGGCTTCGGTGAACGGCAGGATGGCGGCGCCGGCGTTGTCCAGGTCGACGGTCAGGATCGGCAGGCCGTTGTACATCTCGACCGGCTTACCGAAGGCGTCGACGCCCATGGCGATGAAGCCGCCGACGGTGGTCGAACGCGATGCCTGCGTGAGGCGACGCTTCATGGCCTTGCTCATCAGCAGGTGCGTCGGGTTGAGGGTTTGGTCGATCGCCTCGTCCAGCTTGGACAGCGACAGGGCGGAGCCGTTGGCGGTCGAGCCGGCGGCGATCAGTTGGTTGCCGGTGACGCGCACTTGCAGGCCGTCGAACTCGCGCGGGTCGCTCTGGTTGTCGCCCTTGACGAACTTCTTCGTCCAGGCCAGCGACAGCGCGCGGATCTTCATCGCCTCGTGCACGGAACGCTGGTTGGCGCCCATGGTGTCGATGATGAACTTGTCCACGTCCAGGTCGCCGCCGGCGATCACCAGGGACTCGGTCAGCGGGTTCAGGATGCCGGTCGACGGCGTGTACGCTTCATTCACGCCACGGAAGCCGACGCCAGGCAGGGAATCCTCGCGGTTGTACTTCAGTGCATTGCCGGCGATCGTCTCGAACGGCAGGGTTTGCAGGATCGCGGACGAACCGGCATACAGTTCGATGATCGCGGAACGCAGCACATCGCCGGATGCCAGCTTCGCTGCTTCGACAAGAGTCAGAGCCATGTTATTTCCTTTCGTTGCCGCATTCGCGGACGGGTTGGTTTGCTTGTTGGGCTATCCGGCCCGTGCGCCGCTCGTCTCATCCGAGTTGCGGCAATGAAAAAGGCCGCCCGAGTTGCCCGGGGCGGCCCGCTAACTGCTGTACTGCAAGGGGTGCTGCTTACTTCGCTTGTGCGCGCGCGGCGTTCATCCGCTCGACCGGCGACAGGCCAGAAAGGTCCTTGCCGCCTGCGCCGCCGGCACCTTGGCGCGCTCCGCTACCGGAAGCGCCGGAGCCCTTCAGAATCGAATCCTTGTGCGTGTACGCGCCGACCATCACCTGGATGGCTTCTTCGAAATCGGCGTGTTCGCCGTGGCGGGTCGCGGAAAAGATCGGGTTGCCGTCAGCGCCGAGGGCGACCAACTTGCCGTTGTCTACCTTGAAGCGCTCGCCGAATACCTTTTGTGCGATGTCCGCCGGGATGGCCAGTTTGTCAGCGATGAACTTCGAGCCGGCGAAGCTGCCGCCGATGATGTGGCTGTTCAATTGGCCGGTCAGCTTGGAGATTTCCTCGCCCTGCGCCTTTTCGCGCGCTTCGGCGGCGCGGGTGGCCTCGGCGACGGCCTGCTTTGCGGATGCGGCGGCCGCGTCCTTGATCTCCTGGACCTTGCCGGCGGTGACCAGCTCACCTTCTTTCAGGTTCTTTGCCAGCCTGATCGCCTCGGCGGCGGCGGCCGGATCGTCGATGCCGGCGTCCTTGAAAGGCTTGAGCGCCGCTTCGGCGGTTTCCTTGGCGATTCGATTTGCTTTTGCCTCGCCGTTGAGTCGGCTGATAGTCGCTATCGTGCCGTCCGCGTCGAATGGGGCTTCGGTGCCCTCGGCATTGATGAAGATCGGCAGCTTCTTCTCGGCATCGACTGCAATCGTACCGTCGGGTAAAAATTTGAAAGGCATGGGGTTTACTTTCCCTGACATCCGTCAGCGTTATTGGGTCATCCGACCCGGTTCACCCATTCGAAGCTTCGTCCGGGCATGAAAAAAGCCAGCACTAGGCTGGCTTCAATTTTGATGCGATTCCGACTACGGCATCCAACTCCACCGCTTGCCAGATTGAATTTTACTTATCGTCGGCTGCGTTAATCCGTATTCTGCGCCGATTGCGCTCTGGCTCATTTTGCCGCGCAAAGATCTAATCCGAATCACGTCATCATTGGTAATTTTTGCAAGCGAGCTTTTCTCGCCACGACTATCCGTTCCATGCTTGATCTTGTCTGAGAAGTTACCGGCCCGGGAATCCCATCGCAGATGCGTTGGGTTGACACAACCTTCATGCCCCTTACCGCACGAATGTGCGCTTTGACTTAGTGGTGACGGAGGGCTGCCGTGCGCCAACTCGCAAATCACGCGATGCGCAAGTTGCGTTGTGCCATGGAACCGCATGCTTCCATAACCCTGCTTTGATCTGGCGAACGGCCAAATTAAGCAGTCTCTACTGTCGTAACTAAGGGCGCTTTTCACCCATTCCATCACCTTGCTTGGCCTCACATGCACATAGCAAGGGTCGCCATACTTCAATTTCTTTTTATAATGCGCGCAACACAGCTTGGCACGCCCGCCTGACGCGTTTGACGCATCATTCTTGCAATTCTCGACTGAACAGTGCTCTAATGCGGAATCCATACGAACCTCCTAAACAGGTTGTTTGGTTAGAGCCCGCATCGTGTTGGTAGCACTTTGCGGGCTCGTCTATTTTACGCCTGTCTATCGATGCTCATCGTTGCGACAGCAGGCTCTTGTGCATCAATCAGCTTTTTCTCGTCCTGCCAATCGATGTCTGCCGATACGATCCCGCGGCGCTTCATCTCGGCGAAATACGTCTTGTCGCTGATCTTGCGCTCCTTGGCGGAATCCAGCAGGATCTGCGCGGATGCTTCGGACAGTGAGGCGATCCCGAAATCTTTGAATAGCGCGACGTGACCACCGGTCGGCTCGCCAATCCACAACGCCATGATTTGCAGCGCCTGGTCGAGCGCGCCCTCCAAGTTGTTGGCGATGCGCTGCAACGCGCACATGCCAACCGCATTCTCGGTGGCGGTCTGCGTTGCCGTGATCTTCCCCGGGCGCAGGACCAGCAGCTCCGCGCCCGACTGGCGCATACGTTCCTCGATGGACTCCAGTTCGCTGGCGCCTGCCTCGATCGCTCGGCCTGTATGCTCGACCCACTTCATGTCGCCGCCGGCCGGGATCTTGACCGCGCTGGCGGCGCCAACCGTCATCTCGAAATCGTCGTCAACGCCGGTAACGGCCAGGATCGGCACCCGAGCCATGTGCAGAATGGTTTGCTGATCGCTGGCGCAGGCCCAATGTGCGACGTTGAGATTCGCCACCTCGATCAGAGGCGGCCGGCCGGTCATGAATCCCGTGCGCTGACCATACACCGGCACGTACGGAATGATGTCCAGGCTGGTCGTCCCGCTGTCGTAGAGAGTCCATTCCTTTTTCTCGTTCTGGCGCTGGACTTCCCAGGCGCCAGGCGTCAGCACGCGCACCTGGTTGACCGACTTCACTCCATAGTCACCGTCTGGCTCGTCGACGCATTCCAGCAAACGAAGCTGGGTCAACTTCCACATGCCGCCCTGGTACTCGTCGCGCCAGCCAAGCACCTGCCAAGGATGGATCTGGATGAAGTACGGGCGCACGCCAGCGGCGATTTCCGCTGCGCGCGTGGGATAAAGCAGTCGGCCGTCCTGATCCTGCGTCGTCGGGTAGTCGATTAGGATGCCGCAGATGCCATACCCGAGCGCGGACTCCATCAGGTCGGCGGCGAATGCATCGATGTTCCGGCCGCGCAGGTCGATGTCCTTCGTCCACTCGGCGATATTGGCCGGCACATCGTCGCCCAGCGTGATCGGTTCGGCAAACGGCTTGCCGGTCAGCGTATCAACCGTGCGCTTGTAGGCCGGGAACAGGACAGCGGACGCGAGGCGGCAGTCGTACGCCTTTTGGTCCTCGTTCGGCCACTTCGGCAGGTACTTCTGCCCTGCGGCGCGCATCGCCCTGGTTCCGCCGAGCAGCGCACGCGCCAATTCCCAATCCGGCTCCATCGCCGTGACGGAACTGGTTTTTGTGCTGACGTCGCTCATGATTTCCTTTTACATTCGCAGCGGGGTGACTGTGGCAACGCGCCTCTTGGCACTGCATCGATAGCGCACCACGTCGGGCGCATGATCTTCCGCATCCGTGTCCACGTCGTCCCGGTCTTTCTGGTCGCGCGGGAGTACCGGCAGCGTGCGAATCACATGGATGCAGGTGTCGAATACAAAAAAGCCCGGCAGATCGCTCGTCCGGGCCTGCTTCATCAGTTTGCGGATCATTTCCCAGCCGTTCTTTCGACTGCCAGGGGACTTGTCCGCCTTCTCCCACCTGACGCCCTTCTTCTGCATGTCATCGGCAATGCACATGCCGTTCTGCGTGTCGAAGATGGATGTATCGGCTGGGCCTGGTGCCACCTTGTAGGGGCGCCCCTTCTCTTTGTCGACAATGCCGGTAGCGATATCGACCGCGAGCATCTTGCAGCCTTCGTTCGGCTTACCGTTCCAGCCATACCACTCGTCGATAGCAAAGATGGTGCCGCGCGGGAACGTACGCGTCGTACCGTCTCGAAGAGTGGCCGTTGTCCCGTCGCTCTCAGCGAACCAAACAACCGAGAATGGCTTGCTACTACCCCAGTCGAAGCCGCGATCGATGTGCCAGGATGATGGAATCTCGAACGGCTGCAATACGTGTGTATCGCGATGCCACAAATCGTCGAACATCCCACCCGAGACAATGTCCCAGTCGCCATCACGCATCGCGCGCACCAGCTCGGCGTTCCCGAGACCCTCCAAACGCTCGATGTAATCCGGGTCCGTTTCGGTCAGCGTTGGATTGTCGTCCAGCTTGGCAGGAATGTACTGCCGGCGCATCCCGCCTTCGGCCTTCGGCTGCTGAACGATTTTCATCGGCGCGGCCGGGTCAATGAACGTCGCCTTCACCCAGTTGTGCCCGATGCCTCCCGGGTTTGAGCCGCAGATCACGCGCGGGAATCGTCCGCGATACCTCTCAGGCACCCTGAGCGCGCCCATCCGGCAGCGTCCACGCAGATACCGGTAGATGGTGTCCGTGAAGTGCGTCAGCTCGTCGAGCATCAGGACGTGGATTTCCGCGCCCTGGTACTTAAAGCGGTCCTTCTCGTACTGGCAGTGGCACAAGTGAATTTTCGCGCCATTCCAGAATTCGATGCTGTTCTTGCTGTAGTTGATCTTGACGTGGCCAGCATCGATCCACTCGCTCAAAAGCGCCGGGAAGCCACTCGGGCCTTCCATGTGGTTCTTCGTCAGATCATCCGACACGCGCCGGAAGATGTAGACCTGCAGGCCAGGTATGTCGGTGCACCAGGCAATCGCCGCAGCGCGCATCAGGTGCGATTTGCCGCCACCGGCCGCGCCGCCATACAGAAGTTCGGTTGCCTCAGTGAGAAACGCCTGCGTCTGGCGGGGGTGCAGGTTGAGTTCCATTGAGGACCAGTTTCAGTTCTGGGTTTTTGATCTCGCCGGAGTGCTCGACCTTGTCCTTCAGCATTCCGAGGTGGCGCATCGCCAACGTCAGCGCCGCCGTCTTGTCGAAGACCTTTGCCTTCTTGGTAAGCGTTACCGGGCCATCGTTGCCGCCCATCTCAGTTACATCGATACCAGAAAGAACGGCGGCAGCATCGTCGTCCAGTTCGTCGGGGCGCTTAAGGGAGCCGTCAGCATGGTAGAGCTTGCGGATGTCGAAGAACGCAATGCGCGCCAACTCCTTGAGGACGCGGTCCTGAGTAATGCCGGTGCGTTGCTCACGCGCTTTCATCTGCTCTTGCACGCGTTGCTGCACCATAACATTTGATAACAGGCGGGCCGATTGCTCTTGAGCGGTCTTTTTACTATACCCGGCGCGTATCGCTGCCTGGGTCGCGTTCAAGTCAATCAGATACTCGTCGACGAAGCGCTGCTGTTTGGGGGTGAGGGCCATTTAGGTATTCCATGTGCAGTGCACCAATCGATTTGGTCTAGGCCCGCGTTTTTCGGCACCTCGCACTATGACGTTGCAACGCAACATTCGTGAATCAGCCCCGCCTGCGACGGTCAGACCTGCGATCCAGCTGCAGGGGAGAACCATTCCGCCCTTTGCTCATCGGAGCTTGCACCCGTTACTACCGCCACTGGGAGTGCGCTGGCGGTCCCGCATGTGTTCGTTACTGCGCGAGCTCTCGCTCAAGCGCCTGCATCAGTCGGCGTATCTGGCCGCGCTTCACTCTGCGCGCCAGTTGCACGTTTCCTACTTCGAAGATGCCGCCCTTGTCGATGCGCTCTAGGCGCAGGCGGTCGTCGCCCGTGCCGCGGTGCTCGTCGAGGATGTTCGGGCCCCACACGTCGAGCCATTGTTTGAACGTCAGCGTGTAGCCGATGCCGCGCCTATCGGCGTTCGCCTTGTTCCTCTCGTAGAGGGCGAACAGGTTGTCGAAGTCCATGTCGGCTATTTCTTCTGGCGAATCAGCATCGCGGTCGAGTGTGGAACCATCTCCGCGAGCTCGGCGAGCGTGTTCCAGCGCTTCCCATATCCAAGAGCGCGCAGGATCTCGTGCGCCTGCTCAGCTTCTACGAGGCGCTGGCAGATGCGATCCAGCGCGGCGATGTCTTCGACGGCGATTGGCTTCCTGCCTACTACTGCGCGGATGATGCAAGCGCGGTATGCGTCGATGGGACCGCTCATGCTGCTATCGGGCGAAGCGCGGCGCGGTCTCGCTCCAGCTGGATGAGGATCATCACCCAAGCGCGTTCAGCTTCGAGGGTGATGTGCATGGCGTGCCTCGGTCAGTTGATCTGGACAATGGTCAAGGCGCGACCGAACACCGCGCCGGTATCGACGTAGTGGACATTGCCCAACGAGGTCGGGTGCTGCACAGGCGTATGTCCAACATACAGCGCATGGATGCCGGCTACGCCCGATTCGTCTTTATTGATGATGCGCGAGCGGTCCCACATGCAGATTTCCATAAGGCCGCTACGCCGGTCGCTTGCAAATACGTCCACGAGGTCCGTCCAATGAGCGTAGGGGCAGTTTGCGTGCACGATGCCAACGAGGCCAGCCGCCGTTTCCACCTCGATGGCTATCGGCATGGATTCGAAGACATCGGCAAACTTGCGTTGTTCAGGGTGCGTCAACGCCAGGAACCACGCCCCGCCATTGGCGAGATAGCAACCGGTGTCGATCCCGCCCTTGGCGCAGTCGATCGCCATTTGCTCATGGTTACCGCGTACAGCATGGAACCACGGCTTTTCCAGCCACTCTATAGCCAGCTCCGAGTCTGGACCGCGATCCACCAGATCACCCACGCTGAACAGGCGATCAGTTTCAGGGTCGAACCCCAGCGTAGCCAATTCAACTTCGAGCTTGCGGAAGCATCCATGAATATCGCCCACGACGAAGTCACGGCCAGCCGTATTTGCGGCGAAGTGCTTCAACATGGACGACCTCAAATAAAAAAGCCGCCGACGCATTGCTGCGACAGGCGGCGAATCCAGAACCAGGGAGGTTTGGAGGAGACAACGGAACTCGTTATAGCCTTTTCTTGACAAAGGCTATAATTAGGCTATACTGGTACTCATGAACTCGATCAACTGGACCCCTAAAGCCGCCAAGCAACTGCGTAAGCTGGACAAGCAGGTGCAAGGACCGATCCGCGATGCGGTGACGAAGCTGGCCGATATGCCGAACTGCCAGAACGTCAAGGCGCTGACGAACCACCCAAGCGGATATCGTCTCAGAGTCGGAAATTACAGGGTGTTGTTCGATTGGGACGGGCAAATCAAGATCGTCGAAATCAACGAAGTGAGCAAACGAGATGAACGCACCTACTAACATTCAAGTGATCAACGGGCCGGACGGGAAGCCGGCCTTTGTCGTCATTCCGTATGACGAGTACCGAAAAACCCTCACTGCCGAACGCGGCACCATTCCTCACGAGGTGGTGAGCGCGACGGTGGACGGCGCCACGCCGGTGCGCGCCTGGCGCGAGTACCTCAAGCTGACGCAAACCGAGATAGCCCAGCGCTTGGGTATCTCGCAGCCGTCCTATGCAAAGCAGGAGAACAGCGAGTCGCTGCGCCGGTCGACCATCGAGAAGATTGCGGCCGCACTAGGCATTGCTGTCGAGCAGCTGGACTTTTGAAAGTCGCGCCGAAAGTGCGCCGGCTCGGCGGGAGAGCGCAGCAGCTCTAGCCGATTCCTGCAAGCCCGATGCTTTCGCAGAGCGGGAACTCCTTGTTGCGGCCGGTACTGATCTCCGGCTTGCTCGCCGCCCAACCGACTCCCCATCAGCGCCCGGCGCCGAGCTCAGGATCAATGCCGGCCCCGAGTGTTCCTAAGAGCTTCCAACTCGGCCAACTACTTAGCGCATCAGCCTGCGCTTACGCAACACAACTGCGCTCTGCTGGAGCCGTGCACCGCCCGTCTAGAACAGGAGGCAAAGCGCATGTGTGTGGCGGCTCGTTTCGTGAACCATTCGGCCTACGCGTCCGCAGGCGCCCACGAGGGATGAATGCAGCCAATTCTGCACCATTACCCACACGGCTGCTGACTGATTCCGCCTCCTGCTTTATTTCGGAGTGCACCTGGTCAGGGAGGAGCCGCCCTACCAATCAGCATGCATGTGGCGACTGGTTACGCCAGTCAGGCGCCGACGCTCCGCATCAGGCAGCGTTTTCGCAATTCAACAGGGAAGGTGATCAGCGGGGCCGAGCCGCTTTGCGTCGGGTTGCTCGGCCCAAAGCTATCTGCTGAGTGGCCGTAAAACGATTATCTGGGAAACATGAATCTCTCCATGATCTCGTTCAGCATGTCCTGCGTCGCGTCCACCATCAGCCCGACAAGCCATGCAACAGCAATCAACAGGCAGACAACGACGAAAACCGCGTCGGTGCCGCTTGGCTCGGGCTCTCGCCGCATGTCTGGCTCGCTGATGTGTGGAATTGGTTGCCGGTTACAGCGTCCGGCGTCGGTGCGCGCAGTTAGTGCGCTCGACTGTGTGCAACCTAGATTTTCTCCTGGTCGTAGGCTCACTTATCCGCTAAGGGGGCGCCAACCCCAACTACCCGCTGCCACCATAGGGCCCGATACGCGGTAAGTCGGCTTCATATC